GTAAACCACCCCCCACATTATAAAAAAGGCTCTATTGAGTGTATAGACGCAATAGAATCAGCTTTAACCTTTGAACAGTTTATTGGCTATTGTAAAGCGGCAGCTATTAAGTACATTTGGAGAGCGGATCATAAAGACGCAAACATCCAGGATCTTGATAAAGCTATCTGGTATCTTACAAGAGCTCGTAACAAGTTAGAGGACAGATAATGGATTCAAGTTTTTATGCTGTAGTAGGTATTTTATTGCTTATGTTTTATGCATATATGGAGAATAGATGAACTTAGAAGAAAAAAAAAAGAATTAAAAAAACATATTAAATATATCGAAATGGTTTTAAAAGAAAAAAAAGATGAACTGTTTTGGACAAATGCCGAGATAAAGCAACAAAAAGAAAAGGGGCATAAAGCCCCTTAGTTTTATCCTAGATCAGGAGGTACCGCCGCAGGGGGAGGCGACATACCGCCAGAATCAGGAGGTAAATAACGTAACACCTTATTCTTACTACCAGTCCTTTCATTCCCCTCGTTATCAGTCCAGTTGTTTTCTACTTCTTTCAAAGTAAGTGTTAAATCTTTGCCTACATAATCCTGTGCAGAGCTTGGTGGTTGTTTAACAAAACCTACAGCCTTACTAAGTCTAGTAAATATATCTGTAGATATTTGTTTTATATCCTCTCTAGGATCCCACAAGTTATACCACTCATTATGATCTCTGTAATTACCACCTGCTATTTGAAAAGTCATCTTCAAAGTCCAATTACCTTGTTGTGATTTATACTTTTCAGCAGCAATAATTTTTGCTGGATGATCGCCTGAAGGAGCCACACCTGGCCCCATAGGCTTATCATCTGTTTCTACGTACACTACGTCATCAAAATCAGACATTACCAATCTCCTTCACATTATCTGTATTTTTAGCTACGGCTGTAAAACCTAGCTTTTCTATTAATGCAGTAAGATCAGGCACTTCAAAAGCTTCTAACTTACCACTCCTATCCTTTGCAACGTAGCCTTGGCCAACTCTGGTTTGTAACCACCTAGCTTGAACTGCGTTACCCTCTGCGTCTGTATCATCTATAACTCTAAGAGCTAAGACTTCATCAAAGAAGTAAGTAATAGATTGACCTAATTTAGTACCAACCATTTTTGGTTCGTGCATAAATATACCGTCACTATTTACTTTTTCTTCTTTGCAAATAAACATGACATGCATTTGTAAATCTCTAAATGCTCGCATGACATTTGTTACAGACTCTTGTACTTCTCCGTAAGCTTTACGTGGATCTTTGTGTCTAGCTTTTTCTTGTTGAAGTAATAATTCACTTATCTCTGAAATAGAATCTAAGCAAACTGTATCATATTGCAACTGACCTGTATTTAATAGATCATATAGTTGCATTAGTTCTGATGCTTCTTTTACTTCTATCGCATCTACGTTTGTAGCATCTTTAATAGAAAGCAACCCAGCTTCAGCACTTATTACAAGCACCTTTCCTGGTGCTGTTTTTGCAAGACTTGTTTTACCTGCACCAGCCATACCGTATACTAAAACTTTAGCACCTTGGTTTTGCACTAGCTTTTCAGGTGTGACAATCCTGCTTGTTAAATCGTTACTCATATATACCTCCTTTGATAAAAATATGTAACTTGCATATTATATACTATAATACTACAATGTGTAAAATATTATTTTTGCAAACTGTAAGGAGGGTAAATGGAAAATGCAATAGAAGATTTTGTTTGGATTGCTAACTATTATCATAGAGTAAATTCAATATCCAGACAAGAGCTAAGGAGATTAGAAGAAATGGGTATAGAACCAATACATAAAGAAAGAAAGGTTGATAAGATAACCCTATCTTCTTACATACAGTTTTTAGGTAAACAAAAAGCAGCAAAAGACTGGGGTGTTTCTGAACACACTATAGAAGCCTGGAGATACGGTCACAGGCAACCGTCTATAAAACAAGCTAAAAGGATCATAAAATTAACACAAGGTCGATTAAATTTTGAAGGTATTTATGGCGAAATAGCAGAGTTACTGACAGAAGATTAATTCAACATGTTTGATTTTAATCTGTCTGAAGATGAGGCAGCGATAGATATTGCTTTGGCTTTTTATGATGAAGGCTACAACGTAGTTCCTTTACAAAGATCCAACAAGAAACCACCACCTTTTTTGAAAGGTTGGGAACAATATAAGAATGAAAGGCCTTGTCGTACAACCGTACAAAATTGGTTTGAAGGCCAAGATAATTTAGTAGTAGCCTTGGTTTGTGGCCAGTTTATTGTTGTAGATGCTGACTCGCCAGAGGCTATGACTTGGGTTGAAGATAATTTACCAACTTGTCCTTACAAAGTTAGAACTGGTAAAGGTATGCACTATTATTATAACAACCCAGAAAACTATACAACTTTTGCTACAAGAAGAACTAACGAAACTCCAGTTGAAAGATTAATTGATTTAAGGGGTGTAGGTGGACTTATTATTGCTCCTTACAACCGTCATGCGAACGGTCAAATATATAAGCCTATACCCCTGCCTGGTTGGGACATATATGATCATAAGGACTTACCTGACTTTACAGAAAAAGAGTTTGAAAAAATTACAGGTGTGCCTAAACAAGATAGTGTGCGTAAGACCGCACCTTTTTCTTTAACAGGTGTAAACGAAGGATCACGTAATGATAATGCAGCTCGTATAGCTGGTTATTTGATATCTAAAAATGTAAACCTAGACTTTGTAAAAATATTCTTACATAACTGGAACAAAGAAAACTCACCTCCATTACCGCAACAAGAAGTTGAATCTGTAGTTGATAATGTTAAAAAGACACACGATAGAAAGAATCAGCTTGCACCTTTGTTTGTGCAAACCAAAGAAGACGTTACACCACCAAAAGATTTATTTAATCCACCAGGTTTACTCAAAGATATGTATGAGTATGCAGAAGATATAGCACAAGTATCACAACCAGAATTATCTCTCGTAGGTGCCTTAGCTCTAGCTAGTGTTACATGTGGCAGGATCTTCAAAACCAACATGAATAACTTTTCTAGTATGTATTTTATGTGTATAGCTAAGTCAGGACAGGGCAAGGAAAACATAAAAACCTTTGTAGAAGCAGTTTTAAACGCCTCTGAGCACGATAAATTAGTAGTAGGGGACGGATATACCTCTAGTGGTGCTGTGCACTCAGTATTAAAGATGAGGCCTACACACGTAACTATTATGGATGAGTTTGGTAAAAGATTAGAAAGTATTAGTCAAGCTGGTAATACCAATAAAGAAGACGGCATACAAACCCTTATGGAAGCTTGGGGTAGATGTCACGGTATATTAAGGCCAGATAATTATTCTTTAATGGGTATACAAGTAGAAGATATTAAAGAAAAGATTATGAACCGTGTAACACATAAGCCTGCAATAACTATGGTTGGCTTATCTGTTCCTAAAAATTTTTACAAGGCACTTAACTCTGGACGTATAGCAGACGGCTTTTTAAATAGATTTATGGTAATAGAATCTAAAGAACCAAGACGTGTATCTAATCTCAAAAAGATTAAGAAACCGCCACTAACTATAGTCAACTGGGTAAATTATATAAGAAGAGATAGAGGTGGTTTATCACAACCTATGGTAAATAACTCTGAATGTAACCTTGATCAAGAGGTTTTGAGTTTTGATGCAGACTCAGAGCAGTTATTACAAGAGTTTGCTAGTGAAATAGTGCAAAGGCAAGATATATTAGAAAAAGATGGCCTAGAGCCTCTTCTAAGCCGTTCTAAGGAAAAAGCTATGCGTTTAGCCCTTATATGTGCTTTAGCATCAAATGCACAAACTGCAACGATTACAGCAGATGTTACTAAGTGGGCAATTGATTATGTAAGATACTACGACATGCTCTTCATAGAAGCTTGTAGAGATAAAGTAGCAAGTTCTGCAACTGAGGCCAAGATAAAGCAAGTATTATCTTATATAAGGTCTAGGGAAAGCGAGGGCATATCAAAAAGAGAAGTTGACCGTCATGAACTGTTTAGAAGCATGAAGTCGCATGAGGTTAAAGAAATAATAGAAAGACTTAAAAATGCTGGAGAGATTCAGGAAATAGATATTAAAGTAGGGGGCAAAGGTAGACCAACCAAAAGGTTTGTCGCTGTGGATCCTACATTCTTTGAAGAATAGGAGGTAATTATGTTTAAAACACCAAGTTTTGAAACAATACAAGATAAGAAAAGAGAAGATAGGGTAGCAGGCTTTTTAGAAGGCCTTTGGCAAGTAAGCTGTCATAAACTACCAGTCAGTTATGGTATAGATTATTGGATAGAATCAGCCGATAAATGGTACTGGTGTGAGATTAAGTGCCGTAGTTTTGCTAGTGATAAGTATGATACTTTTATATTATCTGCAAACAAAATGCGTAAAGGTGCTTCGTTTAGCCAACTAACTGGTCATCCTTTTATAACTGTTTACGGTATGACAGATGGTATCTGGATGCATGAGTGGATGCCAGATTATGTCTACGATATACGTATGAATATCAATCCTACACCTAATTATGATGAGGATAATGAACCATACATACATATACCAAAAGAACATCTAACTTGTTTATCAAATGTACCGTTAGGTTTTGATAGGGATGAGATAGGACTTATATAACTGGTCTTCTAAATAATTGTTCAGCAAATTCACGTCTTGCTTGTCTGTCTAATTCTAATTGATCTGGTATAGGCTGTATTTCTGGGAAAGTAATATTTTGTTGCGGTGCAAAATTTCTAAAATCATCTTGCAATTGTTGTGCTTGTTCGGTTTGTAATAATTGATTTTGTAAAAGTTCTGCTTGTCCTCTACCTTCATCAATTCCTTCACCTATACCTCTAGCTGTTAGCTGTGACAGAAGCCTATTAAAAGTTTCAGAAACCAAAGTTATAGAATCTCTATCAGTTTTAGTTAGGGCTTTTATTAACGTTGGCCTTGATAAAAAGTATTTAGTAATAAACAAGCCTGGCAAAATACCTAATGCAGATAAAGGATTAAATATTACAGAAGCACCAATAGCACCAGCCACGATACCACCTCCTGCAACACCTAATCTACCAGGCTCACCAGATGTTAGCACGTCTATATTTTTTGCTAAATCTTGCAAACCAAGTCTTGTTTCTTTTCCAAACATAGCGTCTAAAGTGTCATCACCATATTTTTTTAAAGCTGTATCTAAGCTTTTAAATTTAAAAATATCTGTAATTTTACCTAAACCTTGATTACCAAAATCTATAGAGTTTTCTAGTAATTTAACCATAGCTGCATCCTGTATTTGAACAAAGGTTGCAGGATCTACTTGTGTTTTTATAAAATTAATATTGTTAGCATTTTGTGGCCTAAATATTGAGGTAACTATTTCATCTACAGGTTTTTCTGGTAATGTGGATAAAGCCTTATTTCTAATAAATTTTTCATTAATATCCGCTTCTCTTGCAAGTGTCTTCAAACCTTCAATAAATTCAAGTCCAGTTTGTGTCGCTGTCAAACCTGTTTCATCTGGTAATGATCTTATAAGTCGTTTGATTTCAGTAGATTTAAATTTTGGATCAATTTCTAACAACTGTTTCATGGTTTGTCTAAAGTTTTGTGCGACACTTGCACCACCTATATCAGAAAATAATATATCCAACTTACCTGGGTTTTGATTTTCAAATTTATTTATTTGTCTTACAAACTGCGTAAAATTTACATTACCTGTATTAACATTAGTAGCAGTTCTAAAAGCATCATTAAATAATCTTTTTCTAATTTCGTTTTTAATAAAATTAACATTATTGGCCTTGCCTGGTGCCTGACCTATAGTTCGTAAGTAAGTATCGTATTGACCTAGTGCATCAAAAAAGTCTTCTAAATTTCTTGTTGAGCCGTTAATTATTAAATCATTAAATATTTTATCTGGGTCTGCTGCACCACTTACTTCTGCCTCAGATGAAGCTTTTTTCAATAAAACATCATCATAAGGTTGCAATCTGGCTCTGTTTTTATCATTTGATATTCTTAATAATTTAATTGCAGTGTCTAACTTCAATTTGTCTGGATCATTTAATTTTGATTTAAGTGCACCTGATAATTTATTAGCTGCATTATATTCTGCTACGTTAAAAGTAATTATTCTTGAACCGTTTTTTTCAAGACTTGTTAAAATACTATCATCGCCTTTGATGTCAGAATCATCTAATTTTCTTATTATTCTTGATATTGTTTTTTTCTCCATTTTTGGAGTTATTTCTGAATTTTTTAAAATTCTAGCCTCACTTATTGCATTTCTTATATCAGTTAATGTGCTACCTGTAGCACCAGTTTTGCCATTTAAAAAATCATCTGACTTTTTTTGGATTCTTTGTAACGATCTTTCTAGATTTACTATAGTGCCAGAGTCTAAAACACCAGCTTTAGCATTAACATCCCAAAAAGGATTGCTTTTGTGAACCTCTATTATGTCAAGTGCTTCATCCATATATTTTTTTATAACTTGGTTTACACTTACGTTTACTGCATTATTAACTCCATCATCAGCTATACTGTCAAATATTGCATCTACGGCATTATAATCCATACCAATTTCTTTATTTATTGCTTTTCTTGCATTAACAAGTGTGTTTTGGAAAGTTTCACCCATTTGTCTATTACCTAAAACATTCTTAAAATTTTTAGATCCATAAGTTGTTTCGGCTATTTCTTCTAACAATTCGGTTAGTTTTTTTGTAGCTTGCTTTTGTGCTTGATCATATTTCAGTGCAACATCATCAACGCTAGTAACAATATCTCCGACCGTTACATCATCAACTAAAGTTTTTAGTAAAACACTTTCATCATTAATTAAGCCAGTTACATTTTCTAATTCTTCTGCTAAATATTGAACATTTGGGCCTATCCTTTTATCACCTGTAACTGTTTCTACTATTTGTTGCGATCTAGCCATTAAAGGTTTACCAAAAGTTGCTTGTGCAGCTAAAAATGGCACAGATGTTAATCTAACCTTACCAGCTTTAATTGCGTCTTTAATTTCTTTCTCTGATGCTACTCTTCCAAGATCTCTGTCTAGTTTATGTATATCAGATAAAGACCTACCTTTAGTAGCTTGTTCTACTCTTCTTTTATTTAGGAAATTTTCTTTACCAGATAGTTTTGTACCTATAATCGCTTTGAAACCTGCCCCAATAGCATCTCCTAAACCTTGGCCAGCAGCACCTAATGCAAATTCACCTGCTAAAAGTTTGGCTATTTCATCCGCTTCTTGTAATTGAAAACCCTCTGCTGCATCAATAATTTCTTCGGCACCTTTACCAGCAGCCGTGCCTGTTCCCGCAGTTAAAAGATTTCTTAAAAATTTTTTATTACCTGTTATAGAGCTTATACCTTTTAATATTCTTGCTTGTGGACTGAAAGCAAGTATTGCACCTGCAATAGGCCCAACAATACCCATAAAATCTGCAGCATCACCTGTTGTAAATCCAAAACTTCTTTCATCAATTACTTTGTTTACGCCTAATGTAGAGCCGTCATTTAATCTTATTCTATCAAAAGGCAAGCCTAATCTTTCTAGTCCTTTTGGTGTTAATGCTAATTGCATTTTTGTATTTCTTACAAAGCCATCTGATCCAACAATATTACTTAGTAAATTATCTTGCTCCTGTGGAGTTTCCATCCTTGCAAGTTTTCTTCTTAGAGATTTATCAGGAACACCAGTTTCGTAATCAAAAAATAAATCATCATAAAGTTTTGATAATGATCCTTTGGCTATTTCTGCTTTAGTTTTTTTTATTGCTTCTTCTAACGAATTAGCTTCAACGACATTAGAAACAGTTGGGCTGATATTTATTTTATAAGTTTGCATACTTAGTCATCTACACCAGCTGATTTTAGAGCTTCAGACCTAGTTTTATCTGCAATATTTTTGTTAGTAATTTCATTTTGTGCTTCAAGACTACCTAAAGTGTATTCAATTACTTCTTGTCCTGTAGAGGTTTTTGATCCTTGTTTTGCCGTAAATTCTGGTACAGGCGGTGGATTTAAATTATTATTTTTGAAAAACTCATTTGCATTATTTAGAATTGCAAGTCTTTCATCTTGCCCCTCACCAAACCTAATTATTTGTCTATTTATGTTTTTTAATAGTTCTGGTTCGCCTTGAGTAATAGCTTTAAAACCTTTTAAAGAAGATAAAATATCTTGTGCTAATTGTATATCTCTGTCTGACAATCTTCCAGAGCTTTGATTTATAATATCACCAGGATTAGAAGTGGCTATAGTAGTTAAAATTCTTCTAATGATTGTTAGTTTATCTGGTGTTGCTGCTGCATCAAAAGGTGCAAGAAAGTATTGATAGCCTAATGATTTAGCAAACGCATAAAGTCCAGTCACATTATCTGGTTCATTTATTAGTGTCTTAACTTGGTTTAACCAATCTAAAGTTGTTTCTGTTTTTTTAAATTGTGAATAGTTTGTTAAGTAATCATCTTGATACTGTTTTATTAACGATCCAGATGGTTGTGCTTTTTGTCCTGCTTTTATACTTTCTTTTAGTAAATCTACTGTTTGTTGCTCTCTTAATAAATCTATTTTCTTTTGTTCTTCAGCTGCTTTTGCAGCACCAACAGCTAAACCAGCACCCATATCTGGTTGTAACACTAATGATTGACCAACGTTTCTTAAAAAATTTAACATACGCTCAGTTTGAAATAACGGTTCCCTATCCTCTATATCAGTTGTTGTTCCATCAGAATCTCCTGCACCAGTATCGTCATCTTTTGTATCTTCGCCACCCGTAGTTACTATATTACTTGTATCATCTCCTTGTGTGCCTGTTTTTGTTGTTTTTAATTCATCTAAATCGTTTTGTGTTACATTAAATGGCCCTATAGGAGCAGGACTAATACCAGCTTCATCTATTTTTGTTTTTTGTAATTTTTTCAAAGCTTCAATTCTATCTAATCTAGGTTGTATTAATTTATCAAGATCTTTTAAAAATATCTGTTGACCGCCCATAAAATCTGGATCAGAAGTAGAAAACAAGCCTGGAGGTGCAAATCTACCTAATCCTCGCTGAGATTGACCAATTAAATTTTGTCTTCTTTGTTGTAATTCTTTAACTTGTTTTTCTAATTCAGCTAATTCACTACTTATGTCTTGAAATGATGTATCAATTTGAACTGGCTCTACTTCAATATCAGTTGATATTCTTGGTGCTGTTACTATGGTTTCTCCTATCATGTTGCACCATATCCACTAAAAGCTGCACCTAGTCCTGATAAATCACTTGTTTGACCTGGTGCTAGTGCAGAATAAGCACTCAAAGCAGCACCTAGACCTCTAGCCCCAGGGTCTACTGGCATCCTATACTGCGAATCTATACGTGTTTGGCCAGCTTGGAATTGAGGTAGTAGTTGACCAGTAAGTTGTAATGCTTGTAACGGTCTGCCTTGTTGATCTAGTTGTTGCTGGAATAATCTAGATAAACCAGTTTCCTCTATACCTCTTCCAGTTTGTCCAAAGCCTGCAAGTCCTGCTCTTTCTCTAGCACGTAAATCAGCTAAAGTAGAACCGACTTGTCCTATATCTCTTGCTGCTTGTTGCTCCGCTTGTCTTTGTTGTGCAAAAGTTGTTAATGCATCTCTTTGTGCTTGACCAAAGCCCGCTTGTCTTATACCACCTAGAGCTTCAGCTAAGCCTCTACCTAAAGCTTCTTGACGGTCAGCGGCAGCAAGTCTTGCTCTAGAGCCGAAGGCTGATAAACCGCCTGTCTGTATATCTCTTGCTCTTTGTTGTATATCTCTTTTTTCACCAGCTTCTAAAACATCTTGTATAGTTTGTTGCACTACTTGATCTTCGAAAGGATTAAAAAACTGTTGTGTCATACTAGGATCAAACTGTCTTGTAGTGCCTCTAATTAAATCTGCTGACTCCCCAACAAAAGGCTCAGCCACACCAAGATCAGCTAAAGCTCTATCTTGAGCTATTTGTTCAAGTTCACTAAGACCTGCTGTTTGTTGTAGCGGTACATCACTACCAATAAGATTAGCCGTAGCTTGCTGTAGTTGATTAATGAAGCCAGGTTGATCTGCAGTTCCAAAATACAAAGCTCTCAACAGGGGATCGGTTAATACTTCTTGTGTATCTTGTTGTGCTAAAACAGGATCAACTTGGCCTCTGACATCTTGCGGTATGGTTGTTACGGGGACTGCCCCCACATCACTCGCCACTGCAGCTGGCGTAGTAGGGGCAGGTTTAATAACTGGGTCTGGTGTTACTACAGGTTCAATAATTGG